TTTCAAAACCAGGATCATCAATTATGGAGATTGTGGTAGGAATTTTTAAATATACTATTTCTTATGGAAAACCAGATGTTGTTTTTATAAATTTACCAGACATGTATAGAGGATACAAAATTTTAAGTGAAAAATCTATCTCTGGACATGGAGAAGAGTTTATTAAAAACACTATAGATGGGTTTTTTCAAGTTACGGGAACTCCAAGAGTAACAATAGAAAAACATGAGTATTCTGTCTACAGTTATCAGTACTTATTGATGCTTGAAACCTTTTGTAATTTTTTAGGAATAGAGTTATATGTTTTTTCATATAACCAAGAGTTAAATGACCTCTTAAACTTTTGTGATTTAGAGTCTATGATTTTTGTAAATAGGAAAGATGTAAATAAAAGTGTGTTCAAATCTGATACAAATATAAGTAGTCCATATGGATTAACTGCAAGAGATGGTCACCATCATGGATCCGCTTTTCATGATGTCTGGTCTGATATAATGTTTAATGAATACAAAACAGGCAGGGGAAAATATGTCAGATAGTCAACTAGTAGAGCATCTAGATGAAGTTAACCGTGTTGTTGAAGAGTACCTAAAGGGAAATGACCCTACTGTAATTTCTAAACAATTAGCAATCCCTAGAACAAGGGTTGTTCAATTAATAAATGAGTGGAAAGTCATGGCTTCTGCTAATGAGGCAATCAGAGCACGGGCAAAAGAAGCACTTGCAGCAGCAGACACACACTATAGCAAGTTAATTTCAAGATCCTATGAGGTTATTGATGAAGCATCTATGACTAATAACCTTGGTGCAAAAACTGCAGCAATTAAGTTGGTTATGGATATTGAGTCTAAGCGTATTGACATGTTACAAAAGGCTGGTCTGCTAGAAAATAAAGAACTTGCAGAAGAGATGGTAGAGATTGAAAATCGACAAATGGTACTTATGTCAATATTAAAAGATATTGCCTCAGAGCATCCAGAGATTAGGGATCAGATTATGAGAAGACTATCTGATATTGCCAAAAGAGATGAAGTCATAACGGTAGTTCATGATGGCTGATTTTAATGATTTTTTAGAAGCACTTAAGGATAGTCACTTTGAGGAAAAGCCTGTAGACGCAAAGACTTTTGTTGAAGACGAAAAGTTCTTAGGCCAGCCAGGACTGTCTGATATCCAGTACGATATCGTAGAAGCAATGAGTCAAATTTATAAAAAAGAAGACCTGCTAGATTTACTGGGAGAAGTTGAAGGAACAAGGTACTATGAAAAATATACAAAAAACGAAATCATACTTCAACTAGGTAAGGGTAGTGGAAAAGACTTTACATCTACTGTTGCTTGCTGCTATATTGTATATAAACTGTTATGTTTAAAAGATCCTGCTAAGTACTTTGGTAAGCCATCTGGAGATGCTATCGACCTAATCAATGTTGCTATTAACGCACAACAGGCAAAGAATGTTTTCTTTAAAGGCTTTAAGAGCAAGATTGAAAGATCCCCTTGGTTTGCTGGTAAGTTTTATGCTAAGGCAGACTCAGTAGAGTTTAACAAATCAATAACTGTTTATTCTGGTCACTCTGAAAGAGAATCTCATGAGGGACTAAACCTTTTGCTTGCAGTGCTCGATGAGATTTCTGGCTTTGCATCTGAAGTTAATACAGGTAATGAGCAGGGAAAGACTGCTGACAATATCTACAAAGCCTTCCGTGGATCAGTAGACTCCCGTTTCCCAGATCTTGGAAAGGTTGTTTTACTTTCTTTCCCTAGATACCCAGGAGACTTTATTTCAGAAAAGTATGATGCTGTTGTTGCAGAAAAAGAAGTTGTTGAAAGATCTCACACATTTATCATTAATCCATTATTACCAGAAGATGATCCATCAAATAAATTTGATATCACATGGGATGAGGATCAGATTACATCGTACAAGTATCCAGGAGTATTTGCACTAAAGAGACCAACATGGGAAGTAAATCCAACAAGAAAGATTGATGATTTTAAGATTGCTTTTATGACTGACCTAGGAGATGCAATGATGCGTTTTGCATGTGTTCCAACCTTTGCGTCTGATGCTTTTTTTAAGCAGGCAGACAAAGTTGCAGCGTGCATGACACTAAGAAATCCAATTGATAACTTTAGAAGATTCGATGAATCATTTGTGCCAGATCCAAATAAGGTTTACTATGTCCACGCTGACCTTGCACAGAAGCACGATAAGTGTGCAGTAGCAATTGCTCATGTAGATAAGTGGGTAAATATTCAGGTAATCAATAACTATGAACAGGTAGCACCAATAGTTGTAGTTGATGCCGTAGCATGGTGGGAGCCAAAAGTAGAAGGGCCAGTTAATCTTTCAGAAGTTAAGCAGTGGATTCAAAACCTTCGTAGACTTGGATTTAATATTGGAATGGTTTCGTTTGACCGTTGGCAATCGTTTGATATTCAAAATGAATTAAAGCAGGTTGGAATGAGAACTGATACTGTTTCTGTTGCCAAGAAGCACTATGAGGATATGGCAATGCTTGTATACGAGGAAAGGCTAGCAATGCCATCAATTGATCTACTCTTTGATGAACTGACGCAGTTGAAAATTATGAAAAATGATAGAGTTGACCACCCCAGAAAAAAGTCAAAGGACTTGGCTGATGCTGTGTGTGGTGCTATTTTTGGTGCTATTTCTCACACGCCCAAAAATAATAACACTGAGGTTGAGATTCACACATTTAGGGATAGACCAAAGGGTGAACTTGACATTGGGAAAGACAATGTGATACAATTTAAACCTATGCCAAACGATGTAAAAGATTATTTGGATAGATTAAATCTACTATAAAGAAAAGGAATAAATTAAATGAACTCATTTAAGAAAATCGCACTAGCCATGGTTGCAGCCATGACTTTGGGCACAATCGTAGCATCACCTGCAAGTGCTGCTGTAATGACAGTCGCTGTATCGCTTGACACTGTAGCAAACACTACATCATCAGCAATCGCCACGCCTGCATCATTGCCAGTGCCTGCAGACAATTCAGTTGACGCTGCTGATGCACTAAAGTTTATTGCAACAGTTGATGTTGGAACAAACGTAACAGTCGTAGCAACAAATGCAACAATCGTGTCTGCACTACACACAACTGCTGCACCAGTAGGAGCAACATCAGGATCATCATCTTTGACAATTGCAACTGGTACAGGAACAACAGCAACATTTTATGTCTATACAAAGACAACAGCAATTGGTACAGTTGTAATCACCAACGGTGGAACACAACTTACATACTACGTACAGGGAACTGCTGGCAAGATTAATAATCTAACAGTATCTGCTCCTGCTACAGGCGCTGCTGGTACAAAGCAAGACATCACAGTTACAGCATCAGATGTATTCGGAAACAAGGTTTCTGGTAAGTCTATCACTGCAACAGTGTTTGCTTCAACAGCAGTAATGGATACAGCAACAGCAACAACTGGTGCTACACTTTCAGATTTTGGAGTTGCTGCATTTAAGGCAACACTTCCAACAACTGGAACACGCTCACTTATTACATTCGCTGCAACAACATCTACTGATGCCGTTGCTGCTGCTGTAACAGGTTTGACTGCTCCAACACTTTCACCATTTGCAGAAATTACAGTTCGTGATCTAGCATCAGAACTTACTGCACAGGTCGCAGCAAAGGATGCAGCACTTGCTGCAAAGGCTGCTTCGGATGCAGCACTAGTTAAGGCAACTGCAGAGCACACTGCTCTAATTGCTGCTGAGAAGGCTGCTTCTGCTAAGGCTCTTGCTGATGCAAAGGCTGTTTCAGATGCTGCACTTGCTTCTAAGGATGCAACAATTGCTAAGTTGACAGCAGACAATGCTGCTACACTTAAGTCAATCAAGGATGCTTTCAATGCACTTGCAAAGAAGTGGAATGCAAAGAATCCAAAGGCTAAGGTTACTTACCTTAAGTAATTAGTCCAACAACTGAGGGGGTTAGCCAAGTGCTAGCCCTCTTTTTTGTGCAATAAAATGGTATAATCATCCTAACAGACATCTTTGTCTGCAAGGGGGAAAGGTAATTAAAAATCTAATACGCATAGTAGCAGCCACAATGTTAGCATTTGGTTGGCTTTTTATGTCCCCAGATGGCGCACACTCTGATGATCCTCTTACAGTTGCAGCCAAGCAGATTGAAAACCTCAATAGCGCAGTAGATAAACTAGACTATAAAGATGGTCTAATTAATATGATTGACATAGCAGAAAACAAGTTTATGTATGCTAAAAATTTGCGGGATGTCAGAAACACAGCAATTGCAGACTACGAAGATGCAGTAGATGCAGAAGCCTCAGCCTTAGAAGATATGGATCTTGCCCAGTCAAATGTAGATGGGCAGACAGCAACAGTAGCCCTAGCACTTGAACATAAAAATGATTCCTACGATTCCCTTGGCATAGCCAACATCAACCTATCAAATGCACAGCAAGCCCTAAATGGTGCTGGTGGAGCAGGATTGAAATACGATGTTTATAGTTTAATTAGAGTCAATGGTTTGGCAGCCACAGATCAATTCTTATGTAGTGGAACAATAAATGGAAACTATATGACTCGTCCAGTTTGTGGTAACAGATATGAAAACTTTATAGTTAAATTTACTGGACAGATAACTGTTCCATCATGGTTTACGCAAGCATACTTTGCAGGATATACAGATGATGGTTTTAGAATGTATATTGACGGATCATTGGCCATAGACAACTGGGTAGAGCAAGGAACAACTTGGAGTGATTACTCTCCTGTATATGATGTAACTACAGACAAAACATTTGATGTAGAGATTTGGTGGTACAACGGTGGAGGACCTGGATCTTATCATCTTGGTTGGGGTATTCCTGGAGGATGGACTGGTGCAGGATGTGACTATGCTGGAGATCCAAGAGTATGGGGACAAAATTTCAGTTGCAATTTAAATACATTTTCTTCTGGTTCTGGACCAACTGCAACACAGACTGCAGAATATCAAGCAGCACTAAGTGCAAAGAATGCAGCACAGCAAGAATATAATGATAAACTAAATATTTATAACCAAGAGGTTGCAACATTAAATTCATATAATCAAGATTTGGCTAATAAGATATCTGAGTATGAAAATGCTGTTAACGATACAGAAGATGCTTTATCTGAAAAGAATAATGCCGTATCTAATTTTAACAACGCAATACTTGATGTTAATAGTGCCATTGATGACGCATGGCGTTACTATGATGAACAATCACAAAGAGAAATTCAAAGAGCAATTGCTCAAGCAGCAGCCAATGCTGCAGCAAACCAGCCTACACCAGAGCCAAAGCCTACGGTTGAACCAGAAAAGCCAAAGCCTTCTGCTCCACCAACAGAAAAGCCTGAGCCAAAACCAAGTGGTGATACCTCTACAGAAAATCCAGATCCAAAGCCAACACAGCCAGGTCCAAAACCTACACCACCAGAAGAGCCTAAGCCAGAGCCTACAGATAAGCCAAAGCCAGAAGAACCTAAGCCTACACCTGCCCCAAGTCCTGAACCGAAGCCAGAGCCTACTCCAGAGCCTTCTGTAGAGCCTTCCCCAGAACCTAAACCACTTCCAAGACCAGACTTTAAGCCAGCAGAAAATATTGATCCAGTAATCAAGGATGCAGTATTAGCAGCACTTATCCCACAAAAGGGTACAGGAAATGCAGAAGATCTATCTGGGGTTATTTCAAACCTTACAAGCAAGGATAACAAACTAGTTAAACTTTCTGTAGAACAAACAGCAGCAGTAAGTCAAACTCTTAAGTCTCTTACTCAAGAAGCCAAGGCAGAGGTAGCAGCAGACCTTGGTATTGCACCAGCAGAAGTTGCAAAGGTTGCAGAAGCAATGAAATCTAACCCTGCAGTAGCAGCAGCATTTGTTGAGTTCGCAGAAAGAGCAGGGGATGCAGGAGATACCCCAATGCCATTTACATTAGCAGATGCAACAACAGAAGTACAAACAGAAGCATTCTTGGCAGACCCACTTGCAGCAGTATTTGAGGTGGATGTTACAGAACTCCTATCCAATTTCTCTGAGTTGGGTATGGATATGACAGATGATCAGAGAGAAAAAGCGCAGGAAGTAATTGTCCCAGTGGTCATTGCATCACAAATTGCAGGGGCAGTCATAAGGAGGAACAAATGAAGATAATAAATAAAGCCATCAACCTGGTAGGCAAAATGCTCAAAGGATTAATCAAATGGTTTAAAGACGCAGGAATGGAATTAATTGCACAGGCATTCACCCTCCTTGGCTTCTTTATCGCATGGCTAACTTTGACGGGATCAGCAAGAGACATTGTTGGTATTGCAGTATTAATAACAACAGTAATCTGGCTAGTTACAATCCCGCTAAGAAAAGAGGATAAATAATGAAAGATAAATTAATGTGGGTAATTACCCTAGGTATATT